TATCTTCGAGAATCATTTTTCAATCTCCGTTGGGGTGATGCGTTGATTCTACAGTTAGATATCGGCTTGTCAAGCAAAGAAAATGTAGTCAAAAAAAGATTTTTGTGGCACACCGTTTGCTAGCCTGCCATTTTGGCAGATCGGCCGCGGAAACTGCCGTTTTGGCAGCCCGTTAGATTTAGTGGATTAGGTAAACTGTGAGGCAACCCAGGATAAAAGATCCGGTCAAAATAATATAATCACTTTTATTCATCATGCTTCCTTATTGGAAAAACAAGATCACAAACAAAGTAACTAGCAATAACACCGCAAAGAAATCCCACACCAATCTGTACCCAGTTTAAATCGGCCATCCCTAGCCCCTTTCTTTAAGAGTTAACCAGAATATTATCTTCAAACTCTGTACCATCCTGCAAATACCATTCATACTTTCGCTGGTAAACTTTAACAGGAGAATACTTGTTAATCCTATCCTTTGTGGTACTGGTTCGCCATCCGCCACTATTCAACTTCACCAGCCCGTTAGGATAAAACCTTACAACCGCTGTACCATGCAACCGAATGGAAACGCTATCATCATATCCGATTTCGGCGTATGTATTATTACCAATCTTCCGTTCTTTACGATTGGTCTTCCCATGCACCATAGATACCGCTTCGGCGTAGTTCATTTTATTTTCCTTAGATTACAGAGCCTTAATCTTATTCAGAATATCCGCAACGTCCGCAAAGTCAAGCCAACCAATAACATCATTAGTGATGGGCGTATTGTATGCAATCTCTCCGTTACTGTCAAGCACAGCAACCTCGAAAAGACCATCTTTGGCCCCATAGGTTCCAAAGTTACAAACCACACTAGCCCCGTAACCATTATCAAACTTATAGGTTTTCTGGTAATCCATTTTTCTACTCCAGTGAAAGCAACCAAATCATACTAAGAATCATACTACCAGCAATCCATCCTGTCAATACCAAACTAATAAGGATTTCCATGTTCCCTCACTTTCGCTGACTATAGCCCACCTTGCCAATCCGATAGGATCGGATAAGACAAATCAACCCCCACAACAGGGGGACTACGAAATCCCCATCCAAGCGGCCTTTTCCACGCAGTAATCGTAGAACATATCGTTCAGCACGTTCCGATAGTTGAGATCGGTAAGACGCTTACACTGGAGAGTTTCTGCACACTCGGCGTAAAGTTTACCATCGGCCAAACCGATAAACTGGACGTTATGGCTTTCGCTTCCCCAAATCTGAACCAACGCATCTTTGATTTTGTTGTCGATCATTTTCTTTTCCTCTCTGCTAGGTATATCGGTATTCTACCAGCCATACCTTGAATGTCAACCATAAAAATACCAAAAATAATATTTTGTTGTTTGGCACGGTATTTGCTTGTGCCTGCCATTTTGGCAGAAAGGCCGCGGTTTCTGCCATTTTGGCAGTCGAGGCTGCCAACTTGACAGATCCCCTCTTGTGGGTGGGTCACCCCTCCCAAGCGAAGGGGCTAATCTCCTCCCCCATAGTGAGGGTAGCCTCGTACTGCGACCGCAAAGCCTCCACCCTCTCCCGACTACCGGGCTTGCCAACCTTGACGATCATCGTATCCTCACCCCTACCCATGCGGGGGTCAACCTTTTCGGCCTTGACGTTGACGCTATCCCGCATAGCAGACCGATTGAACTTCAGAACCTTCTCACTGCGAATCGTTCCGCCGTCTACGGTACGCTTGTCGCAAGGGATCGCCAATCCCACGAAGCACAGGTAGGCTTGACGCTTGGCATTTTCGATGATCGGGAAACTCATGATTCTTTTCCTATGGTGAAGTGAAAAACGGAATGTACCAAACTTTTCTATGCTGCACAACCCCCTCACACGAGGGATGGCTCCTCGGTGAACCAAACCTTGCAATCTTCAAGGTAGATGCTCTTGTGGATCATCGACATCTCACCCACACTATACATACGATCATTTTCGAGACGATCAGGGTATCGAATCGTGACCAGTGTACCGCGAGCGTATGCGGCAACCTTGACGATCTCACCCGCATACGTCTTGCCGTTATTCTTCTCACACTCGAAACCGTATCCAACCTTGACGCTTCCGAACTTGGTCATCTTCTGTTCTCCTGGGTTACTTCTTATATCGACATTATACAGATCGAACTTTAGGATTCAAGTTAGGATTGTGTTAGGAAAAAGTTTTTTTGTGAGAGCAAATATCATGCCAAATATTTTTTATAGAGTTTGGCACAGGATTTGCAGTGCCTGCCATTTTGGCAGAAACCGCGGGATTTCTGCCATTTTGGCAGTCAACCCCCCTTACGGGGGAGAGTTCGTTGTTTCCCTACCATAGAGGGGGTTAGGTTCCCGGAAGGAATCCGGGCTGTCCGTTATCCTCCTCGGTTTCCACCCATATAGGCTCACAATGTTCCTTGCATCGTGAACAAATGTCCTCCAGCACCACCGGAGCGTAGCAGCAATCGCTTTCCAGAATCGTCATGCGAACTCCTCCTCACCTTGAAAATCTTCGGGGTAATAATCGTCAACGTCAATCCATTCGTCATCATCCCAACCCGTAGCATCCTCAACAATCCACTCGCGACCATCCTCGTCGATCATACTATCGGCAATGATACGCTCAAAATCGCTCATGATTTCCTTTCGGTTGGATTCAATATACCCCTATAAACGCCGGTCTACAACCCTCACAGGTTATAGTCGTGGGCGAGAACGCTATAGTCCTCATGGGTCGCCCACGAGTTGAGGCTTTCCAGATAAAAGGACTTGTAAACCGGCCCGTCTACGTCATCCGCAATCCTCACGACAACGAACGTACCCTTGGCAAGAGCCTTGACGGATTGAATATGGCCCACAAAATCGCGGCCATCCTTGCGGGTGGCGAAAATGTAGTGGCCGGTGTGAACGGGAGCGTATGCGGTTTGCATCTTATTAGCCTTTTGGGTTTGGGTTTCCATCATCATGCCCGAAGTCTACTCTCTATCTTCGGCAGTCGCAAGTTAGAATCTTGTGAGTTTTTAGATTCTTTCTTTCGACGTTCCATTTTATGCGAAACGGTCAAATCCGATTTTCAGATTTTCCCTAAACCCTTACCAGTATTGGAGTTACGCCCAATGGACACCTTGGCAAAATCGAATCTGGCCGATTCAATATCTCCCCCGTTGGTGGGGTTGGTGAAAGTTTCGTCGCTCTATCGGTTTGGCATGGGATTTGCTCGAGGTTACCCTACCGTTGGGGGGTATGTAGCCTATTCCCCAATAGGGGGGTTTTTCTGTTTTCCCTCCAATGGGGGGTTGAACCCCCAAAACCCGGCGGTGGTATAAACATAGTAAGCAACCCATATCTAATTAGCCAGTTTAATAGCCTTAATCCCCACATTAAATAAAAAAGGCGATGCTCTTAACATCGCCCGATTTATTCCTAGTTATATTTCGCAGATTCAGGTTGCGTTTTCAATCTTAGCAACAGATGGCCTACGACCCCTTGGCTTCGAGATACTCATCTTACGCCTTTGACGTCTTACCATGCCCACAGTAATAACTCTTGACCCATCAATCTTGTTCAAATAGGTAGCAATTTCTTCGTCCTTCATGTTTTTACTGTTATTGGCCACAAAATCCATCTCTTCTTTAGTCCACTTTTTGTATGTTTTTGACATTTTATTCTCCTGCTAAATTTGCCTTTTGTGTATCAAACATCTATTATACTATAAATAGAACAAAAATCTGGTCAAGGATAAATAATGAAAAATTCTAAACACATACACACAATATCATCAACTTTAAAAACTGTGGCTAGCGAAAACCTTGTTACCGAAGAAGAAATCGCTAACGCCGAAGATAAACCACTAAAGGAAATATTAAATGACAAAGAAAACCAAGAAAAGCCAGTTTCACCCAACAGTGAAAGAAGCTGAATTTGTTGCTGTTTGGGAAAAAATTAGTAAAAAACTTGGTTATAAATTTAAGTTTGGATATCACAGTCACGAAGATATGAAGCAACAAGCCGCAATATTCGCATTGGAAGGACTTAAAAATTACGATAAAAGTCGCCCCCTAGAAAATTTCCTTTGGACCCACGTTCGTAATAGACTTTTTAATTATAAAAGAGATAACTATCAAAGGCCCGATAAACCTTGCTTAACTTGCCCCTTTTTTAAGGGAAAGGACTCGTCTTGCTCTAGCCAATGTTCCGAATTCACAGACAAAGCTGAATGTTCTTTATATTCTTCTTGGACCAAAAGAAACGAAAGCAAAAAGAATATTATGAAGCCCGTGACCATAGATAACATAAGTGAAAATAGCAAAGAGATAACGAATGACAATCTGCTCAAAAATATTAGCAATAAGGAAATCATCAAAATAATAGATGAAAATATTAGTGTTAAAAATCGCCCCATATTTCTCAAACTATTAGGAAACAGCAAAGTCCCCAAAACCGAAATAAATAAACTTATTAAAGAGATTAAACAAATATTAAAAGATCATGACATCGATTCCTAAAAAACGTGGCCAACTTAGTCTCGAAGAAGAAAAATTCATACGAGATAATCTACAAACTTTAACAGTAGAAACTATTGCCGAACAATTAAATCGCAATGTTGCCCCCATTAAAAGATATATTAGCGAAACTAAGAATCTCTTATCAGGAGACCAAGCAGCAGAAGATGATCTGCTCAAACAAAAACTATACGGAAAAACATTCTGGCACGAAATTAAAAAGCAATTTGACGAAGAGAGTGGTGAACTAGAATACTTTGAGAATGTTTGGATTAATTTATTGAAGCAGTTCAGAGAGGACGTTCTTCCTGCTGAAGAATTACAGATCAAACAATTTATCACTATAGATATTCTTATCAATAGAAGTATGAAAGAGCGTAAGCGTCATATTAGCGAAACCGAAAAATTACAACGTCTGGTAGATGCAGAATACGACAAGCCCGATGATCAAAGAGATGTTCCACGATTAGCAAATTTAGAAACCCAATTAAGTTTCGCACGAAATAGTATAGCAAATTATACAAATGAATATACTAAATTACTTGGCGAACAACAAAAAATTAGTAAAGATTTAAAAGCCACACGAGAACAACGTATCAAAAGAATCGAAGATGGTAAAAGTAGTTGGGTTGGTTTAATAAGAATGCTAGAAGACGAAGATGTTAGAGAAAAAGAGGGACGCGAAATGGAAATTATTCGCTTGGCGACAAACAAAGCCAAAGACAACCTTATGAGTTATCACCAATATCAAGACGGCAAATTAGATACCCCATTTTTAACTCCAGAATCAGTAATGAAACATGAACAATAGAAACTACAACGATCCTGTTTATAAACAGTGGCGAAAAAATGTTTACAAAAGAGATCACTATCAATGCCAATGGCCAAATTGCACCTTCAAGAAAAAATTACACGCCCACCATATTTACAAATGGGCCGATTTCCCCGCTCTAAGATTCGTAATAGATAATGGAATTTCTCTCTGCAAAATTCATCATGATATGATTAAAAACCAGGAAGAAATATATGCTCCAGTATTTAGTAAAATTTTAGCGAGTAAAAAATGATAGATAATGAATTTACTATTATAATAGATACGCGCGAACAAAAACCCTGGGAGTTTTCTAATCACGCTACTGCTAACCATAAGTTAGATACTGGAGACTATAGTATACAAGGACTAGAAAGCATTCTCGCTATAGAACGCAAAAGGAACATATCAGAATTCGCCAATAATATAACAGAAAGTCGTTTTACTGATGTTGTTGATAGATTAAGCAAAACTAAATACTCATTTATTCTTTTCGAGTTCGACATGAAAGATGTAATGAATTATCCCATTGGAAGCAATATACCAAAACGACTATGGAACAAAATTAGAATTAGTCCGGCCTTTATTATTAAACATATTGTGGATCTGCAAGTTGAACACAATATTAAAATTATTTTCTGTGGCGACAGCTCAAATGCTGAAAAAATAGCTTTGTCTTTAATGAGAAAAATATACAAGAAAGAAAATATCAAAGATGTATGATGATGCTTGGTTGGGATTAGGCGAACTAGATAAAATCGTTATACCAACGAACCCTATGATTCGTCGGAATAAAAAAGATATAGAAAACCCTGATCGACATTTAATCAAGCTACTTAAAGATCCTGAATACTTTGGAGCAACCTGTAAACTCCTGTTTGATATAGAGCTTCATCCTATACAGGTGGCAATATTACAAGAGTTTTGGACAAGACCATTTCCCATGTTCGTTGCTAGTCGTGGTTTCGGCAAGTCTTTTATTTTAGCATTATATGCTTTTTTGAAATGCATATTTGTTCCGGGCACTAAAATTGTTATTGTGGGCGCCGCTTTCCGACAGAGTAAAGTTATATTTGAATATATGGAAACATTATGGAGAAACAGTGCTATTATTCGTAGTATTTTTAGTGGCAATGAAGATGGTCCACGACGCGATGTTGACAGATGCACTATGAGACTAGGAACAAGTTGGGCCATTGCTATTCCATTAGGAACAGGTGAAAAGATCAGAGGTTTGCGCGCTCACATTATTATCGCGGACGAATTTGCTTCTATTAGTCCGGATATTTATGAAACGGTTGTTTCTGGCTTCGCTGCTGTTAGTGCCACACCAATACAAAACGTAAAGAAAGAAGCAAAAAAACAAGCAATGAAAGACGCAGGAATATGGAACGAAGATCTTGAAACACTAAGCCAAAGCATGGGTAATCAAGCACTAATTGCTGGAACCGCTGATTATGCTTTTAAACATTTTGCTAGTTATTGGAAACGATATAAATCTATTATAGAAAGTAGAGGAGAAAAATATAAACTAGAAGAAATTTTTAAAGGAGAAGTACCAGATAATTTTAACTGGAAAGACTATAGTATTCTTAGAATACCATATGAATTAATACCCAAAGGATTTATGGATGACAAACAAGTAGCGCGAGCAAAAGCTACCATTCATACTGGCATATACAACATGGAATACGCAGCATGTTTTACAGAAGATAGCGACGGGTTCTTCAGAAGGTCGTTAATAGAAAGTTGTGTAACAAAAGATAATAGTCCAATTATTATTGGCAATGAAAATATCGTATTTGATGCTAAGATAGTCGGAGATCCAAAATTAAAATATATTTACGGTGTGGATCCTGCTAGTGAAAAAGATAATTTTAGTATAGTTGTTTTAGAATTACATCCTTCTCATAGTCGAATAGTTTATTGTTGGACAACAAATAGAACAAATTTTAAAGAAAGACAAAAGGCTGGTCTAATATCAGATCACGACTTCTATGCGTTTTGTGCAAGAAAAATACGTAATTTAATGAAAGTATTTCCATGCGAACGCATAGGCATGGATGCTCAGGGCGGAGGTATCGCAATAGAAGAAGCTCTACATGATCCAGCAAAATTAGAAGAAGGAGAAAATCTAATATGGCCAGTTATAGAAGAAAAAAGTAAAGATACTGATGATCAAGTAGGCTTGCATATTTTAGAATTGGTTCAATTTGCCAAGGCAGACTGGACAGCACAATCTAATCATGGTTTAAGAAAAGATCTTGAAGATAAAGTTTTATTGTTCCCAAGATTTGACGAACTAAGTTTAGTTTTAGCTTTAGATCAAGAAAATAGAAATATAGAAACAGCAGATCTAACTCCTCTTTATGATACAACTAGTGAATGCGTACTAGAAATAGAAGAACTAAAAAATGAACTGACAACTATAGTAATGAGCCAAACCAGTGGATCATCCGGAGCCAGAGATAGATGGGATACTCCTGATATTAAAATGCCAAATGGTAAAAAAGGAAAACTACGAAAAGATAGATATAGCGCATTATTAATAGCAAATATGTTAGCTAGACAAATAAATAGAGCATTACAACCAGTAACTTATGATATAATAGGAACAGACGCTTCCAAATCAGTTAAAAATAATGGTCAAATGTATAAAGGTCCTACTTGGTTTACAGAAGCAGCAAATGAGGATATTTATATAGGAATACGGAAGTAGTGTGTATAATACAATTATAATCCTATTACAATACTAATAGAAAAAATATGGCCAAAAAATATCCAAAAAGCGAAGCTATTCAAGATGCTGTTTTAGCCGATTCTGAAGCATATGTTACTTGGGGGGATGACTTAAAAAGCAAACAAGACGCTCTCAAACAAACAGCAGGATGCTTAGATGAATACGGTCTTTTCAAAGCTAACGCTGGATTTAACTATCGTAGCAATGATTATTCTAATCTTTTACCCGGAGATATAAGCGGTAAACCAGGATTAACTAGACGAGGATATGATTATTTTCGTCCAGACGAAGCTGTTCCAACAGAAATAAAACAGATTATTCGTAGAGCAGATGATGTTTATCAAAGGGTTGGTCTTGTAAAGAATGTTATTGATCTTATGGCAGACTTTGCTGTTCAGGGTATTAAACCAGTTCATAAAAATAAAAGAATAGAAAGATTTTATAGAAAATGGTTTAAGAAAATTAATGGTAAAGAGAGAAGCGAAAGATTCTTAAATAATATTTATAGAGTAGCAAACGTAGTAATTAATAGACAAACAGCAAAAATTAGTTTAAAAACTGCTGATGAATTCTTTAGAGCAACAGCGGCAGCAGATACTACAGAACAAGACTCTCTCAATGTAGACGTAGAGAAAAGAGAGATACCTTGGAGATATACTTTTATAGATCCAGTTTATGTTAATGTGGCTGCTGGTCCTTTAGCATCTTTTGTTGGTCAAAAAAGATACGAGCTTTCTATCCCAGTTGGATTAAGAAAAATTATAACATCACCAAAAACAGATAATGAAAAAGCTATAATTGCTGGATTACCATCACAAATTGTAGAAGCAGCAAAAACTAAAAAACCGTATCCTTTAGACCCACAAAAAACTCTTGTATTTCATTATAAAAAAGATGATTGGCAGAGTTGGGCATTTCCTATGATCTATAGCATTATGGATGATATTACAGTTATAGAAAAGCTTAAATTAGCAGATATGGCCGCGCTAGACGGAGCAATATCAAATATTAGAATTTTTAAACTTGGTAATCTCGAACATAAAATTGCTCCAACAAAAGCAGCAGCAAGTAAACTATCAAATATTTTACAAAATAATGTTGGTGGAGGAACTTTAGATCTTGTTTGGGGTCCAGATATCGAGCTTTTAGAATCCCAAACTAACGTACATCAATTTTTAGGGGAAAATAAATACATTCCGCATATGAATAGTGTTTATGCTGGTCTTGGCATTCCTCCAACCTTAACAGGAACATTCGGTGCTGCTGGCACAACAAATAATTTCATAAGCCTGAAAACACTTACTCAAAGACTTCAGTATGGCAGAGATACTTTGATCTCTTTTTGGGAGAAAGAATTTGAGTTAGTACAAAAAGCTATGGGTTTTAAATACTCAGCTAGATTAGAGTTTGATAGAATGGATCTAAGTAACGAAGATGCAGAAAAAGCACTATTAATTCAATTAGCAGATCGTAATATTATTAGTGATGAACTTATTCAATCCAGATTTGGATTTGATTCTGAAATGGAAAAAATTAGACTTAATAGAGAAAATAGAGAAAGAGATACAAATAGGATGGTTCCCAAAGCCGGTCCTTGGTATGATCCTATGTTTGAAGAAGCAATGAAAAAAATTGCTTTGCAAATAGGTCTTGCTACTCCGAGTCAAGTTGGTCTTGAGTTGGAAAAGAAAAAATCTGGAGAAAAAACTGTTTTGGAAATGAAAATACCAGCCGCTCCCTTTGGCCAACCAACTAGCGTTAAAGATTCGCCAGAATCTTTAAAAGGAGTGCCAGGACAAGGAAGGCCCAAAAACTTAAAAGATTCTTCAAAGAGAAAAGAAAAGAAATTTTCCCCACAAACCGGAGCCACACTTCAGTTATGGGCAGATAGCGCACAAGATAACATTTCTGAAATTATAAATCCAATTCTATTAGATTTTTATAAAAAGAAAAATATGAGAAGTTTATCTAGCATTCAATATTTAGAGGCCGAAGAAACACGATCTAAAATCCTCTTTTCTGCATCACCTTTCGATAAGATAGATCAAGACTTTATACAAAAAAGTTTTGCGACTATTAACAATAATAATGTCAATAAAATTTTTGATCAATATTCTTATTTTCTTACCAATATTAAAAAGTCTTTTGCCAGAGAATTGACTGTTAACGAACTAAAACAGGTTAAATCTTATTTCTATTCTATGGTGTATGAAAATCTACACAACTAAAGAGACAAAAATATGATTATATACGCTCAAGAAAAACAAGACGATCTAGAAGACCTAATTTTGGCCACTCCACTAATTAGTATAGCATCTATAGTTGAGCCAGCAGATAATAAAAAAATATTTAATAAAAACATTAAAGCATTAGCTTCTTATAATGATGAAGATCTTTATTATGTTCAATCTATTTTAGTTACATCTTCTTGGAATAAAAATGACGATATTTTTCCCAAAGAAGAAGTTTGGGCAGCTAAAGATACTCCAGAGGACAAACCAACAAATTTAGAACATGATGAAAACACTATTATAGGCCATATTGTTTCTAATTGGTCAATTACAGATGACGGAATACTTATAGACAATAATACCGATGTGGATAATTTACCAGATCGATTTCATATTGTCACAGGCTCAGTAATTTACAAAGCATATACAAATCCAGAATTAAAAAATAGAACAGCTAAATTAATAGCTGAAATTGAAAACGGAACAAAATATGTTAGTATGGAATGTATGTTTAAGGGTTTTGATTATGGATTAATTAATGAGGCTACTGGAGAATATAAGATATTATCTAGATCTGATGAGACATCATTTTTAACAAAACATCTTAGAGCATATGGTGGAAGTGGTAAATATGAAAACCATAATATAGGTAGAGTATTGAGAAATATTACTTTTTCTGGTAAAGGCTATGTTGACAAACCAGCCAATCCGGATAGTATAATATTTAACAAGGAAAATTTTACCAGTTTATCAACAACAAAAAATAGCGAAAAAAGTTTTTCGGGTGTATCAGAAAAGAGTACAAATCCTATGGAGGCTAATAATATGAGTTTAGAAAAAGAAGTAGCAGAATTAAAAGAAAAGGTAGAGGCCATGACAGACTGCGCCTCAGCTACCAAGGAAGCTTATGCTCAAATTATTGAGCTAAAAGAAACAGTAGCTTCTTTACAATCAGAACTTGAAACCAAGTCCACTGAGTTAGTAAATACAAAATCTTCAATCGACGAATTAGTTGCTCAAACAGAAGCCGCTAAAAAGATGAGCGAAGAAGAAATGATGAAAAAAGAAGAAGAAATGAAGAAGGCCAAATCGGAACTCGATTCTGCTCTAGAGGCGATTGCTGCTTACAAGGGTAAAGAAGAAGAGATGATGAAGAAAGAAAAGAAAATGAAAAGAATGGCTTCTTTACTCGAAAAAGGTCTAGATCAAGAAGTTGCTTCGTCAGCCGTTGATCAATTTGAATCCTTAGAAGACGTTGCTTTTGATGCTATGGTAGAACTAGTCAGTAATGCGGCTAAAAAGGTTAAAATGCCAGAAGTCAAAAAACCAAAAGCTTCTGAAACAGAAGTTGAGGAAATTCTTGATAACGTAGAACCAAATGATGATCTTGATCTCAGTGCTGGTAGCGACACCCAAGAAAGTGTTAACACCACCCGTGCTGCATTAGTTGATTTTGTATGCGCTAGACTAGGTAAAAAACTTAATAAGGGAGAATAATAATATGGCTCTTAAATCAGATCGTATCGAACTTTTAACTGATATCTCTTTCTTCATGACAACAACTGCTGAAAGAGGCGGTGTTGTTAGTGCAGTAACAAGTGGTTCAGGCGTTTCAATGGACGACGCTAGTGCTGTAGTAGCTTATGCTGCTGCTGCTTCTGGCGCTAAACCATTAGGCGTTTTACTAAATGATGTTGTTAATCTTGATCTTACAAGACAACACATTAACTGGCACAAAGATGAAGTGCAAGTTGGTGGTAAAGTAACACTATTACGCAATGGTCAGGTAACAACAAACCGTCTCGTATCTGGCATTACTCCAACAGCGGGTACTCCAGCATATGTTGGTGCTAGTGGTCTAATTGGTACAAGTAGTACAAATGCTGTTCAGATCGGTTCGTTCTTAAGTAGTAAGGACACCGATGGTTATGCCAAAGTATCCGTAAACATCGCTTAATTAAGGGAGAAAAAAAATATGACTAAGGCTTTTGAACCAACACCAGAACTTACCGATCTTCTAGTTCGTTCTGGCTCATTAAATAAAGAAGAGGCACTAGGTGCTAATGCAGAATTTGCAAAAGCTCTAGAACTTCCACTTCGTCAAGGCATTCTAAATGGCGATATTCTAGACGGCATCTTTGAGCCAATCACACTTGCCCAAAGTGCTACTCCAGAATTCCCACTAGATTTCCTTGCTCCAGGTACTGAAAAGGACTTTGTGGCTTACACAATTCCTAATCACGGTTATATTCCAGAGCGTCACGTTGAAGGCGATTATGTCATGGTTCCAACCTATGACATCGGCGCTTCAATCGACTACCTCTTAAAGTATGCTCGTGATGCTCGCTGGGACGTTGTTGGTCGTGCTATGGAAGTTATGGAAGCCCAATTCGTCAAGAAGATGAATGACGATGGCTGGCATACACTTCTCGCTGCTGGTGTTGATCGTAATATCGTAGTATTCGATAGCGATGCTGCTGCTGGTCAATTTACAAAACGCCTAGTAAGTCTAATGAAGACTGTTATGCGTAGAAATGGCGGCGGTAACAGTGCCAGTAATAATCGTGGTATGTTAACTGATCTTTATGTCTCTCCAGAAGCTATGGAAGACATTCGTAATTGGGGTGTTGATCAAGTTGATGAAGTAACTCGTAGAGAAATCTATGTTGCTGCTGATGGCACACTTAATAGAGTTTTCGGCGTGAATCTTCATGATCTTGATGAACTTGGCGAAAGTCAAGAATATCAACTATTCTATACCAATGTTCTTAATGGCACATTAGCCGCTAGTGACGTTGAATTAGTTGTTGGCCTTGATATGCGCAAGAGAGATAGTTTCATAATGCCAGTTCGTCAAGAAGTTCAGATTTTCGAAGACGATACTCTACATCGTCAAAAGAGAGCTGGTTTCTATGGCTGGGCAGAACAGGGCTTTGCTGTTCTTGATAACAGACGTGTCCTACTAGGCTCTCTCTGATTACTATAAGTTAATAACTTAAATATCAAACAATTAAGCCGCTCTTTACTGGGCGGCTTTTTTGTTTATTAGGTGTATAGTGTTTATATACAACAAAATCTGAGGATATAATATGTCATGGCAAACAGAGTTGACCGCAATGGTCAGAACTTTAATTAACGATGCCACAAAACCATATCAATTTAGTGATAATAGAATAGTACAAACAATATTAGTCGCTGGTAAATACATACAATTTGATGTTGATTTTGATAATCAATATACAATAGATGTTACAAATCTTACCATGTCGCCCGACCCTACTCAAATTAATGATCAATTTTTTATAATATTATTATCTCTAAAAGCTTCTTGCTTAGTGGACCAGGGAACTTTAAGATCAAAAGCCGCCACAGAAGGAGTTAGGGCTGCTCTAGGGCCTGCTAGTTTAAGTGTTGGTGGAGCCGCTGCTGGTTGGGAGATGATTTTAAAACACGGTCCATGCAAGCTTTATAGAGATCTAGCAGAATATTGGGATGTTTCTAATGCTAGTGCTATTGCTGCTATTCTTGGACCATTTAGTGGTAATAAATTTGATCCAGAATTTCAACATGAGAGAAGCAAAAACAGTGATCGTAGTGGCTTTTATCCGTAAACTAGAGGTATAAACTATGCCAGCAGGAACTTATAATTTTACTATAGAACAAGGGGCCTCTTTTGGTCTTAGCTTAACATATGCGGATTCTAGTGGAGTGCCAATAAATCTATCCGGATTCCAGTGTGCTAGAATGCAGTGGAACGCAAATAATAATAATACATATCAATTTACTACTACTAATACAAATAGTGGTTTATATTTATTTGAATTTGGATCACCATTAAGTAGTGGTATTATTAATTTTAAATTACCAGCTAGTATCACAGCAGGATACGACTTCACATCGGCTAATTATGATATGGAATTAGAATCTTATGCTGTATTTTATAGTGGCGGAGGTCCGCAAGTTATAAGATTATTACAAGGCACAATTACTGTAGAACCTGAGATTACGAAAATTAGCTGTGCTGGTGTTTAATGAGCACTATTACGATAGTAACGCTTAATGGTGAAACATACACCATAAATGTTGATCAACCGAACTCAAATAATCTTGAGGTCACAGAAGGTGTTGGATCAACTAATAATGTGTCTGTTTCTGAACTTGGCTCTGAAAGCCAAAATATATCATTAGATGATGCTGAAATTAATGTTGTTACTATACAACCAACAGAATCATCAACAATATCTGTTGCTACTACGGAAATATCTAATTCTGTAGTAACAATTAACGAAGGACAACAAGGTCCTCCTGGAGCGGGCGCTCAAGGCATACAAGGCATACAGGGTCCTCAAGGAACAACTGGAATACAAGGATTTTATGGTATTCAAGGAACTCAAGGAGTTCAAGGTCGTCAAGGGACTCAGGGAATCCAGGGGACTCAAGGAACTCAAGGAATTCAAGGAATTCAAGGGGTCCAAGGAACTCAAGGAGTACAAGGAAACCAAGGAACACAAGGTACTCAAGGTGTACAAGGCTCTCTTGGCATACAAGGTATCCAGGGAATACAAGGTGTTCAAGGAAATCAAGGAACTACAGGCATACAAGGGTTAGTTGGTAACCAAGGAACACAAGGAATCCAAGGAGCTCAAGGAATTCAGGGCAATACTGGTACTCAAGGATCTGTTGGAATTCAAGGAACACAAGGCGTTCAAGGCGTTCAAGGCAATCAAGGCACTCAGGGCTTATTAGGCATACAGGGAAATCAGGGTATACAAGGTGTTCAAGGAACTCAGGGTACTCAAGGCATACAGGGCAACACTGGCGCCCAAGGATCTAATGGTACACAAGGTACTCAAGGTACCCAAGGAACTCAGGGGATCCAGGGTGTTACTGGAAGCCAAGGAAACACTGGTAGTCAAGGCTCTCAAGGATTACAGGGTAGTCAAGGTACTCAAGGAACAATTGGAAGCCAAGGAAGTCAAGGAACTCAAGGTAGCGTAGGCAATCAGGGTACTCAGGGAATCCAAGGCACCACTGGCTCTCAGGGATCTGTGGGAAGCCAAGGGAGTGTTGGATCTCAAGGCTCTCAAGGAACACAGGGAATACAAGGAGAGCAAGGCATTCAGGGACAGACAGGTATCCAAGGCAGTCAAGGTGCTCAAGGAACACAAGGAGTACAAGGAACTATAGGAGCACAAGGACAGATTGGTTCTCAAGGAACCCAGGGTCTGCAAGGAACTCAAGGAATCCAGGGTATACAAGGAACTATTGGCAGTCAGGGCTTAGATGGCATACAAGGAAGTCAAGGAGTTCAAGGTATACAAGGAGGCATTCCGTCTATAACTAATTATGCAGATAATAGGATATTAACTAGTGATGGAACCACAACTGGCGTTAATGCCGAAACCAATCTTACGTTTAATGGTTCTCTATTAGCTATTAGCGGAAATCTTGTTGCTAATACTGGCAATTTAGATGTTTTATATTTTAATACCAATATAGAACCAACACTATTACAAGGACAAATGGCTTGGAATGATACTGAGGGCACTGTTGATATAGCTCTAACAGATACTGCTATTATAAATCTTGGTGAACATGAAATGTTTAGAGTTAGAAACGAGACAGGTGGCGTTCTATACAAAGGTCAGGCCGTTATGGCTAGTGGAGTTCACGCTAATGGTATTATAGAGCCAAGCTTATATACCGCTAATGGTAGTGTCAGAGAAGTAAGATTTATGGGGCTGGTTTATGAAAACATAAATGATAATAATAATGGTTACGTTATTCATTTTGGTCATGTAAATAATATTGATACTCGTGGAAATGTTGTTAGCAATATTGCTGTGGGCGATGAAACATGGGCTAATGGAGATATATTGTATGTGCATCCAACCGTAGCGGGTAAACTCACTAAGAACGAACCCAAACATAGTATCTCCGCCGCCATAATTCTTGATGCTGCTAATAATGGTAAAATATTTGTAAGACCCATAAGTTATGGTCATTTAAATGATAATCATGATGTGGCTGTTAGTGGTGCTACTAATGGTCAATTTTTACAATACAATTCTGCTACAGACTATTGGGTTCCTAGTAGTAGTGGAAACTTTACTACATTATTAGTTAATGGTATCGGAGTTAGCATTAGTGGTCATACACACACAGCCTCTCAGATAACAGATTTTAATGAGGCCATAGACGATAGGATTGGTAGCGGATTGTTTGTTGCTGGAACTGGTATCAATCTAAATTACAATGATGCTGGAAATATTTTCACGGTTAGCGTTACTGGTCTAGTTAATAACCCAACCAATAATAGAATATTGACTAGTAGAGACAACACAACCACAGGTATTGATGCTGAAAGCAACGCTACGTTTGATGGAACCACATTAGCTGTTAGCGGGGTATTAATAGTTGATAAAGTTAAAATAGATAATAACGTTATATTTGCAGAAACACCAACAAACAATAAACACTATTTAGGTATTAATGTTGATCAACTCTTTATTGACACGTCGGAATATTCTGCTGCTGCTGGTAGTGGAGGAGTAACAATATTTGGAACTAATAATCCAACATTAATAATTACAAATGAAACAGCCGAAGACTATCCTACAGAAATTAAATTAAGAAGCGCTGGTGGATCATCCAATAAATTAATTATAGGTTCTTATAATACCGAAAATTATAATGGAAATGGTCCTTCAGCTAATGTTAATGAAATTTACTCTTTAGCCGATTATGATCTAAGTATTCTTGCTGAGAGCGGTAGTTTAAATCTTAATGCTTTTAATAATAGCGTTAATATCGGACCAATATTAAATGTTGATAATTTAAGAATAGATGGAAATACTATTAGTTCCACTAATACTGATGGTAACATTATTATAACTCCAAGTGGTAGCGGAGCATTACAAAGAGATAGTGGTGGAAATACCAGAGGTTCCTATGCTGTTGACTGGCAGACAGAGAGATTTAATAATAATCAAGTAGCTTCTGGGCCATGGAGTGTTATAGGTGGAGGAACATACAACAGAGCGGCTGGACAAGAGAATGTTATAGCGGGTGGAAATAGCAACTATACGGATGGCCTTGTTTCTGTTATAGCTGGTGGAACAACAAATAAAGCTTTAGGAGCTTATTCTGCTGTTGTTGGCGGAGATAGAAATAGTGTTAGTGGAGACTACTCTTTTATAGGAGCAGGATCTCTTAATAATATTAGTGGAAATTTTAGTTCAATAATTGGAGGAGAATATAATAATGATGGAGGATATAATAATGTATTTATTTTAGGTAGTAATCTTACCGGAGTACAACCAGACACAACATACACACAAAATCTAATTGCTGCTGGTAGTGGCAAATTTACAAATCTTTATGTTAACACTACTCCTGTTAGCGTTAGTGGACATACCCACATAGCATCACAAATAACAGACTTTAATGAGGCTGTTGATGACCGCATAGGATCAGGATTATTTGCGGCCGGAACTGGTATTAATTTAAATTATAATGATGGTAGCAACAGCTTCGCTGTCAGTGTCACAGGACTCATAAGCAATCCTGCAAACAATAGAATATTAACTAGTAGAGACAGCACAACCACTGGCATTGATGCTGAAACTAATGCTACTTTTGATGGAACCACACTAGCAGTTAGCGGAGCCGTAACTGTTGATAATCTAAGACTAGACGGTAATACTATTAGTAGCACAAACTCTAATGGTAGTATTATTATACAACCAAGTGGTACTGGAGCATTACAGCGTGATAGTGGCGGAAACGCTAGGGGAGAATATGCTGTTGATTGGCAAACTGTGCGATCTAGCGGCACCATGGTGGCTGGTGGAAATTATAGTGTTATTGGCGGGGGATATAACAACACCAGCAGCAACAACTACAGCACCGTGGGCGGGGGAAGTAGCAACACCAGCAGCGGAAACAAAAGCACAGTTGGCGGGGGGTATGAAAACACCAGCAGCGGATTCGCTAGCACCGTTGGCGGGGGAAATAGCAACACCAGCAGCGGATACTACAGCACAGTTGGCGGGGGAGGAAGCAACACCAGCATCAACCTCTACAGCACAGTTGGCGGGGGAAAATACAACACCAGCAGCGGCACCTACAGCACCGTGGGCGGGGGAAGAATCAACACCAGCAGCAACAACTACAGCACCGTTGGCGGGGGACTTAACAACACCAGCAGCGGATTCGCTAGCACCGTTGGCGGGGGAAATGGCAACACCAGCAGCAACAACTACAGCACCGTGGGCGGGGGATATGACAACACCAGCAGCGGAAACAAAAGCACAGTTGGCGGGGGATATCAAAACACTGCCAGCAACTTCTACAGCACAGTTGGTGGGGGACATAACAACACCAGCAGCGGCTACTACAGCACCGTTCCTGGCGGATTTAGAGCAGCAGCAACAAAATACGGCGAATTGTGTCACGCGGCAGGACGCTTTGCTAATAATGGTGATGCTCAGCACACAGTACTATTAGCAAGAACATCAACACTAAGCGGAACGTTTACTGTTAGCATAGCTAGTCCAGCAGTATTTACAAAAAGTAATCACAACTTAAAAGCTGGAGATACCATAACACTAAGCACCACAGGAAGTTTACCAACAGGATTAAATACTACCACAACCTACCATGTTATTAGTTCTGGTATCAGCGCCAATGCCTTTAGGGTTAGTACAAGTGCGGGCGGAAGTGCTGTTAATACTAGCGGAACTCAAAGTGGAACTCATTCATTAACTGTTACTAGTAGCAGATTAACACTAAACGGAGCGATTGGGGTAACAGCTCAAGAACTATTAACACTACCAGCAGAAACAACTTGGACATTCGAAATCAAATTGAGCGCATATAATGATACTGATAATGTTGCCGCTGGCTGGATATATCGAGGAGTTATACGACGAAACGCCGCTAACAGCACAACATTAGTTGGTAGTTTAATAGAAGAAAGTTGGAAAGAAACCGCCATGAATAGCGCAAGTGCTAGTGTGGTTGCTGATGATACTAACGAAGCATTAGAAATAAGAGTAACCGGATTAACTAGTAAAAATATTCGCTGGGTAGCAGTTGTGGATATCTCTCAAGTTAGTTATGGTACACCATGATGTTTATGAGTATTATAGGATAAGGATCTGATACAACAGGAGACAATATGAAAAAGTTCTTTTTTATTAGCGGACTTCCAAGATCTGGAAGCACCTTACTTTGTAATATATTAGCCCAAAATGACAACGTTTTTGTTAGCAAAGCAACAAGTGGCTGTCACGATGTTTTGTTTGGTGTTAGAAATCAGTGGGATAAACTGATTGAGCATCAAGCGGAAGGTGTGGATTATAATCAACTAAAGAGAGTACTAAACTCTATATTAAATAATTATCATTCAACAGATAAAAATACTATTATTGATAAGGGTAGAGGATGGCTTTCTTTGATAGAAATGATTGAATTTATAAATGGTTCAACCCCTAAAATTATAGTCCCGGTGCGTAATATTACAGAAATACTAAGTAGTTTTGAAAAACTATGGAGAAAAAGTACTGGTCAAAGTCAGTGGAACTTTGAACAGGGTGATTATATCAAGAGTCAAACTGTGGAGGGACGCTGTGATATTTGGGCTAGTGCTGGTCAACCAGTAGGACTAGCATACAACAGAGTAAAAGATACTATTACTAGAGGCTATCAGAACGATCTTCTTTTTGTGGAATTTGACCAATTAACTAGCCAGCCAACGCAGACCCTCAAAATGGTGTATGATTATTTAGAATTACCCTACTATCAACACAACTTTAATAATGTGGAACAATACACTCAGGAGGATGACGAAGGAGTTCATAGAATCCAAGATTTGCACAAAATCAAACCAGTAGTAGTTCCTGTTCCCCATGATAGTGATAAAATATTAGGTAAATTTTTAGTAGAAAAATATAGTAATCTAGAATTATGGAAAAATTAAAATGAGTATATTAGACAACAACAGGCCAGACAGAATAGAAATTCCCAAAGCTAAAATGGCCGCTAATCGTTTAATTCAAATGACCAAACAAACTTATCAACAAATGGTTCAATCTTTTAATCAGGGTGCTCAAATATTTTGGAAAAATGGTATGGGCGCCACCCCATCAGAGATTGCTGCTGAATTGGGGGAAGACGCTAAAGAAGTTTTTGAGTTGCATCACAAGCTCGGCCAACTTATTGCTACCGTTAAACCAGAAGCCATAGCCGAAGGAGTTGATCTAGTTGGTAACTTTATAATAAATGAAGATGGTACCGTTACTATAGTTGAGCCAGAAACGCCAGTTTCTCCAGAATAAGGATTAAAATATGCCTATTGATTATGGTACAAATAATGTATCTAGTAGTGGCAATATTAGTGTTAGTGGTATAGTTACCGCTATTAGTGGTGTTTTTACTAATCTAACATTTAATGGAACTGTTGTCAGTATTAGTGGTCATACTCATACGGCTTCTTCAATTACTGATTTCAATGAGGCTGTTGATGATCGTATAGGCAGTGGACTATTCGTTGCTGGTACTGGCATCAATCTAAACTATAATGATAGTACTAATAGTTTTACTGTTAGTGTAACCGGGGTTAGTTTTAGTGGTCATACCCATACCTCGTCAAATATAACTGACTTTAACTCTAGCGTAAGTGGATTATTACCAACCATATCAAATAGTGGAAATAATAGAATTCTTACAAGCACAGGAAGTACTGTTGGCATAAATGCTGAGTCGAATCTTACATTTGATGGTACTACTTTTGTTTGTAGCGGAAGTGCTAGAATAGGAAATTTAGATTATATAGATGTGGATGATGAGTATGTTTTTATTAGAAATTTCAATGATATTCCTATATTTGAGGGTGAAGAACTTATACTAAATAGCAGCGACGGAATCAATTCAGTAAGTTGGGGCGGTAGAAGTTTAGTTAATAACTATGGACAACCAAATTTCAATTGGAGCGGATCAGGAGTTTCTGTTGGTGTTGGCGCTTCACCGGTAAATGACTATGCTCTATATGTTACTGGTAGTGGTTATTTTAGTAATAATGTAACGATAAATAATCAAACAGCAAACACCATAGCGGGTTTTGACGGTAATAAAAATATTACCTCTCTAGCTACTGGAACATATCCAAGCTTAACCGAATTAAGTTATGTTAAGGGTGTTACGAGCGCACTACAAACCCAACTTAATGCTAAACAAAATACTTTAACAAATCCTGTTACTGGCACAGGAGCAGCGAATCATATAGCATACTGGACTAGTAGTAGCGGAATAGCTCACGATGCTAGTCAATTATTTTGGGACGCTACTAATAATAGATTGGGTGTAGGTACCGCTTTACCATCCGGAACATTAAATGTTATAGGAACTGGATTGTTTTCTACCACAACAGGTATAATTCCAAATGCTTTACTAGATCTGTATTCAGCTACTAGTGGGGATATGATATTTAATGTTGAGGGTACTAATGGGTCATTATTTAGCGTTATAGACAATCTTAGTGGCACTCTTATGAGTGTTAATAATAATGCTGGGTTACCAGTGTTTGAAGTATTTAGTGATGATAGAGTGATTGGTGGACGATATAATCAAAATGATTTTGTAATTAGTAGTGGTGGTAATGTTGGAATTGGAACAGCGTCGCCCACCTCAAAACTTCATGTTATTGGCTCTGGTCTATTTAGTTCAGATATTAATGCTAATAGATTTATTAGCTCACAATCATCTGGCGATGAGGGTGGAGAAATATTACTCAATAAACCAGCAACAAATAGTTCCATTAGTGGTAATCTCACAATAGATTTATGGCAAAATAGATTACGAATTTTTGAGACCACAGGATCTAACAGAGGATACTATCTAGATATAACAGAGGGTGCTGCGACCGCAGGAACTCCATTAAAAACAAAAACTTTAAGATTATTTACAGCTCTAGATAATCAACCTCCAGCATCCGCATTCGCAACATTAGATACGAGAAACAGTATTGCTGTTTTAGATTTCGACGACACGACAGAAGAAAGTGCAGTATTTGTTGGGGTTGTACCAGATAATGCTAATCTAGCATCAGGACTTTCAGTACGAATTCATTGGATGGCAACTACTGCTACCAGTGGTAATTGTCGTTGGGGTATTCAATTTGAAGATATGAATACCGACGAGGATGCCGATTCATTCGATACCGCAACAGAAGCTCATTCTGCTACTAACGGCACCGCCGGAATACCAACCACAACAACAATAACATGCACAACCATAGATTCATTAGTTGCTGGTGATTTCTTTAGGATCAAAATTTATAGAGATGTTAGTGATACTACTAATGACACTATGACTGGAGATGCTGAACTTATTGCTGTGGAAGTTAGGAGTGTTCTATAATGGCATATAATTTTGTTAGAGCAAGCTCACAATCTATTTCTGGTAATGGACCATCTATTTCTGTTTATCCTGTAACTTTTTCCGCATGGGCCTATGCTACTAATGATACTGTTGCTATGACAATTATGTCTTGGCTGCAAGCAGCTACTAATCAAGGATTTCGTACGCTATTTGCTGGCCAAGCAGTAGCAGATCCTATTAGAGGTAATTTATTAACAACAGTAAATTATATTGCCCAAACCACTAGTGGATTCACTATTAATACTTGGCACCATGTTTGTTTCGTTTGTTCATCCTCAACATCACGAACAATTTATAGAGATGGAGGTTCCAGTGGCACTAATACGACTGATGTTACGCCAACTAGTTTAACTAGAGTTTTAATTGGAACAAATACAGTAGAAGGTTTCGATGGTTATATAAGTGACATTGCTATATGGTCAGCAGCTCTCAATATTGAC